CCTGCGGGCTGACGATGCCGTCGTCTTCCGCGCGCTTCAGGGCCGCGGCCAGCTCGGGGTCCATGCCTTTGCCGCTGGCCACCATCGCCATGGCCGCGGTGAGCCGCTTGCCGGCCTTGGCCGCTCCGCCGTACTGGGTCAGGTAGGGCAGCGTCATCGTGATCGGCTGCGTCATGTTCACCAGCGCGCTCGCGACGGAGCCGCCGATGAACGACGTGAACAGCAGGCCGCGCACGGCTGCCGCCTCTTCAGTAGGCGTGGTCACGTACTCCACCAGCTTGATCGCGTCATCGCGCAAGTCGCCCTGCTCCTTCGGGATTGCCTCGGCCGCCTTCTTGGCGTCGGCAAGGTGCAAGTGTCCGGCGGACATGCGAGCGTTGGAGGTCACGAAAGAGGCCAGCACCCGGGCCACGTCGTCGCTGTAGCCCTTGATGCCCTGCCGCTCGATCATCCGCTTCAGCGCAGAGCGGTTGGCGATGGCGAGCTTCAGGTACGCCTGGAACACCGGGTCATCGCTGCGGCCCGTCGTGTCGGCGAAGAGTTCGAGCGAATCCATGCTCAGGCCGTTGAACAGCTTGTGCCCTTCCTCGCTCATCACCCCCTGCGTGAAGGTGAACTTCGCCATCTCGGGATCTGCGCGGAGCTGACGCGCGGCCCGGTTGGCGTCGCGCACCGTCTCGTACATGCCGAAGAACTCCGTGCTGCCCCCGGGGCCGGTCACGTGCAGCGTGTGCTTGCCGAAGCGCATCAGCGGCGCGTAGCCCTCGTCCTGCAGCTGCGTGACGCGGGCGACCTTCTCCTGGATCTGCTGCACCGCGTCCTGGTCGTCGGCCACAGCCGCCGTCAGGATCTCGGCGGCATCGTCCAGCGACGGCGCGGCCAGCACTTCAGCGCGCACCGAGCGGCCCGCCTCGCCGGCAATGCGCAGGATCTCGGTCTTGCCCAGCCCTTCCAGCGACTGATCCACCGCCGCCCGGAACTCGCGGTAGAGCTCAACTTGCTTCGGGGTCAGGCCAAACCGGCTGCGCAGCGTGGCGTCGTCGTACAGCTCCTTGTTCAGCGTGCCCTGGAAGATCGCCTCGCCGGCCTTTGCCGTGTCCTTGGGGTCGGCGCCGTGGCGCAGCAGGCCGTCTTTCATCAGGTCGGCCGCGGTGTCGAGCTTGGGCAGCAGGGACGGCGCCAGGTCGGCCGCCCGGTTGGCGAACACGCTGGTGTCCTTGATGTAGTCCTGCACCGCGTTGAACACCCGTCCGAAGGTCGTCGGGTGCGTCTGCGCCTTGTGGTACTGGGTGCCCACCGTGCGGCCCCACAGGTTCGTCTTGCCGTGCGTGGTCACCGCGTCCAGGAAGGCATTGCGCACGCCCTCCTGGTTGAAGTTCGCCACGGCGTCGGCCAGCGAAGAACGACTGAACGCAGGCTGGCCGGCGCCATCAGCCGGCGCGGCATTGCCACGCTGCACGTAGGCCCGGGCCGGCAGGATGAAGCTGCGCACGATCTCGTCGTCGCTCATTGCCATCTTGCGGAAGCCCGGCACGCGCTCCCGGAGCCACGTGCGGATCGCGGCCACTGCCTTCTTGGCCCAGCCAATGTCGGGGGCCTTCTGCGCCATCTCGGCGAGCACTTCTTCAGCGGCCATGCGGCGGTCGCTGGGCTTGTCGTAGTCGAGCCCGTACTGCTTGGCCTTGGCGCGCACCTTGCCGGCGTTGAGCACGGCCAGGCGGTCCAGGATGGTGCCCAGCTCGGGCCCAAAGGTGCCGCGCAGGCCGTAGTGCCCCAGCGCCTCGTGGAACAGCACGCGCACCACGTCAGCATCACCGCGGAGCTGCGGAGCGACGAGGTAGACCTTGCCATCGTGGAAGAAGCCCTCGGGGCTGCCCTCGGCGCCCTGGGACAGTTGAGCGGCGTTCACCTGCCGCACAGCGCGCGGCACGAGCGGGTCTGCCATGCTGGCGACGACCACCACTTGAGGCGCGTTCTTCCACCGGGCCGTGACCCGGGCGACAAGCGCCTCTACTGCTTTGCGTCGCTCCGTGCTTGCTTCGCGCTCGCCGCGTGCGCTTCCCGGCGCGCGATCGATTCTGCCTTCTGCTGCGGCGTCAGCGCCTTCACGCGCTGCTTGACTTCCTTCAGCAGCTCCGCGCGTTGCTCCGGTGTTCTGGGCTTCGGCATAGGTTTTCCAGGTGAGTGCGCCATCGTAGGCCCCTTCGACGTTCTGCGGGGGAATTCCCATCTTTTCCCAGAAGCCGCGGGCCTCCGGGACGATGTTGCTGATTTCCAGCGTGCCGGCGCCATCGGCTGCCAGCAGAGTTTCGATCACATCGCGGCCGACACCGGCCTGGCGGCCCTGCTTGTCCACCTCGATATCCAGCAGGGCCTTCGCCTTGCCGTCCTTCACCAGCAGCTCGACGTACCCGAGCACGTCGAACCCGGTGGCCGACATGATCGGGTAGTTCACCACCTTCTCGCCAGGCGCCTCGATCACGTCCAGGCGGGCGGTCACCTGCGGGAACTCAAGCCGCACCTTGTCGGACAGGTAGATCGGGAAGCCGCTCTCGTCGCGCTCGACCGTCACGCGCGGCCGGACGGCCGGTGCCGATCGGCTGAACGCGGGGGCCTCGCCGCCCTCGGCGGACGGCTTCTCGCGCGTGGCAGACAGCCGCCCCAGGATCTCCCGGTGCTCGGCACGGGCCTTGTCCAGCTTCTCCGCGTCCGGCCACACGTCCGGCATGCTGGTCTTGTTCAGTTCCGCCATGGCGCGCTTGGCGCTGGCGAGCTTCGCTTCGGCGTACTCGATCTCGGAGCGGGCGCGCGTGGCCAGGCGCTCGGCGAGCGAGACGACCTGCAGGCCCAGCCGCTCGGCCGCATCCGGCTTGAACTCCTTGGGCACCGTGAGGTCGCTGCTGGCGGTTTCGCCGTCGAGCGATACCACCACGTCCAACAGCTTGTCGCCCAGGCGGCTCGTGGTGCCCTCGACGCTCACCTGGAACGGGCCGAAGCTACCCAGCTCGCGCGCCGTGTCGGTGGCGATGGCGTCCGCCACGTCCTGCGCCATGGCTGCGGCCAGCTTGGAGCGGCGCGTGTAGGTCGTGCCGTTGAACGTCCAGTCCAGCCGGGCAGCATCGCCCACCGCGTCCATGAACGCCTCGGCCACGGCTGCCTTGCTGCCGTAGGTCTTGCCGTTGAACTCGACGGCGAGCTTCGGCATCGGCACGTCCGCCGCCTTCAGGGTCGGGTCGTTGACGATCTTCTCTTGCCGGGCCTGCAGGCGCTCGTCGTGGGCATCCACGATCTTGCGCAGCGCCTCGGCGGCGTCAGCACGGCTCGTGAACCTCTCGCCGTTGATGGTCACGCTCACCGGCCGCTCTTCCTGGGCAGCCTTGCTCCACGCCTCACCGGCCTTGGCCCACGGCTGAAGCGCCTTGATCTGCGCCGGGAGGTCGCCCAACTGGGCGGAGGCACGACGACGGCGCGATTCCAGGTCGTTGCGCTGGGCGTCAAACGCCCGCTTCCGCTGCTCCAGCTTCTTCACGTCGGTGCGCAGCTGGATCTCCTTCAGCAGATCCATGTTGCCGGTCGCGGCGGCCTGCATTTCGCCGGCCGACATTTCCATGTCCTCGAACGAGTTCTCAATCTCCCGGTCGATCTTGCGCGTGCGGAGCTGGTTGATCATCTTGAGCTTGCGCTCTTGGATCATCCACATCTTCATGTCCAGCGTGTCCTGGGTGACGTAGGCCAGGATCTCGGCCTCGAACCCGGGGACTTCCAACTGAAGGCGGTTGCCCTGGCGCACGATGCGGCCCTCGCGCTGCTCAATGTCGCTGGGCTTCCAGGGCACATCGAGGTGGTGGAGCGCGACAAGCCGTTCCTGCACGTTGGTGCCGGCGCCCATCTTGGCCGTGGAGCCCAGCAGCACGCGGATCTGCCCCGAGTTGACCTTGCGGAACAGCCCGGCCTTCTGCTCGTCGGTGTTGAAGTCGTGGATGAACGCGATCTCGTCCGCCGGAATGCCGCGCTCGATCAGCGCCGCCTTCAGGTCGTCGTAGACGGAGAACCCGCGCAGCGCGGCTTGAATGGCGGTCAGCCAGTCGGAGCCCTTCTTGTCCAGCTCGGCCTGCGCCTCTTCAGCGTCTTCCAGCTTGGCGATGGCCGCCTCGTCGCCCAGCATGGCGGAGGCGGTCAAGCTCGTGTCCTGCGCCACATCGGCCCGGGCCTTCAGCTCCTGGTACTCGGCCAGTTCCCTCTTCACCGTCTTGATCGGCGTGCCCAGGTCGGAAAACACCAGTTGGGTGCCCTTCACGTCGGCCGTCTGCTGCCAGCGCGTGAAGATGTTGCTGGCCGCCTGGTCGATGCGCCCGCCCTGCTCGCGCTCGGTGATCTCGGGGTTCACCAGCCGGATATCCATCGCGGCCTTGCGCGCATCGGTCATCAGCACCAGCGCGTTGTCCTCGCCCTTCTGCGGCGGACCCTTGCGCGCTTCGAGCTTGGCGGCCCGCTCGGCGATCTCCTTCATGTAGGCGTCCTGCGCCTCGGTCTTCACCAGCGACACCGGCTGCCGGCGACCCGTCTTGAGCTTGGGCAGCGGAAACTCCTTGCCGGCGTTTTCCTCGCGGAACGCCGCCTTGATATCGTCCATCGTCACCGTGTCCGACACCTGATCGAAGATCCGCAGCAGCTCGTGCGTGTTCACGAAGCTGCTCATGGTGTTGATGGCCTTGAAGCCGTCGCCCGAGGTCTTCTGATCCCACTCCTGGCTCACCTGCGCGAACGTGTTGGCCCAGGCGTCGAACGACGAGAAGCCCATGGCCTCCATCTGATCGGGCATCAGGTAGCGCATCATGTGATACATCTCGGCCAGCGAGTTGGACACCGGGGTGCCCGTGGCAAAGACCACGCCCTGCCCGCGCCCGTTCTTGGCGAACACCTGCGCCACCTTGACGAACATGTCGTAGGCCCGCTGGCTGCCCTTGCTGTCCCCCAGGCCGCGGATGTTCTGCATCTTGGTGCTGAACATCAGGTTCTTGAAGAGGTGGGCTTCGTCAACGAACAGTTGGTCGACGCCGATCTGCTCGAAGTCCAGCAGCGCGTCCATGGGCTTCTGGCGCAGCGACTTGATGCGGTTCTCCAGCCGCTCCTTCAGGCCCTCAAGCTGCTTGACCGTGCGCTTCTTTGCCCGCTCTTCGCCGCCGCCGTCCTCGACCGTCTTGATCGTGTCCACGATGGCCTTGACTTGGCGCTCGTTGAACTGCGCCTCGAAGTCCGGGGCCGGACGGATGAACCCGAAAGACGAGTGCGCGATGACCACCGCGTCCCAGTCGCCCGTGGCGATCTTCGCCAGGAACTTGCGGCGGTTGGCCTTGGCGAAGTCCTTCTTCGTGGCCGTGAGGATGTTGGCCCCCGGGTAGAGGCGGTAGAAGTCAGCGGCCCACTGCTTCACGAGGTGGTTGGGCACGGCAATCATGGGCTTCTTCGCCAGGCCGGTGCGCTTCAACTCCATGGCCGCCGACACGACGGTGAAGGTCTTGCCGGCGCCGACCACGTGGTCAAGCAGCGCCGTGCGGTCCTGCACGATGCGGGCGATGGCGTTGCGTTGGTGACGGTGGAACTTGATGATCGAGTCCGGCACCTTGCCGGGGAAGGTCATGAACGAGCCGTCGTAGTCGCGCGTGACGTAGTTGTTGTTGGTGTCGTTGTAGGCCCGCACCAGCAGTTCGGAGCGGTCAGCATCAGCGAACAGCCAGTCGCTGAAGCGAGCACGAATGTCCTGCGCCTTGACGTTGGCGTTCTCCGTGGCCTCCTTGTCGACGTGGGTCTTGCCCTCGCTGTCGCGCCACGTCACCTTGATCTCGCGGTTGTTGAGCAACGCCATCAGCAGGTCGTCGCCGGAGTAGGCCTTGGTGCCCCAGGTCGTTTCGGCCGCCGTGGCGTTGCCGGGGTAGATCGCGCCGCTGTACGAGCTGTTGAGCTTGACGTAGTGGATGACGGCCTTGGTGCCCTCGCCGAACAACTCCTTGGCGAACTCCTGGTACACCTGCTCGGGCACCCAGGGCGAACCGATGCGAGCGCTGATATCCGCCGGCCCCACGTCCTCGGGCTGCACCTCTTCCAGTGCCCGGGCGTTGGCGAACATGCCCGCCTGCTGGGCCTGCTTGAGCTTGGCGCGCACGTTGCCGGACAGGTAGGCATCGCGCAGCACGTACTCGTCGGAGGCCGGGTCCAGGAACAGGAGCGGCTTGGCGCCGCTGGAAAGCTCTTCCAGCACAGCCTTCGGATCGACGCCCAGCAGCTGCCCGATGTAGGCGGTGTCGATGCGGCCACGCTCGGCCATGGACACGGCCAGCGCATCGGCCGGCGATTCCACCTTGCGCACCTGCTGGCGCTGATCCACCACGCGCTGCCGGAAGATCGGGGCCTTCTTGGCGCTGCTGCTCTGCGGCTTGATGCCCTGGCGCTTTGCCGCGGCTGCACCGATGCCCGGCACGTAGTCGTGCTCCAGCGAGGCCAGCAGGGGGAAGTCCGGGTCATCGTCGAACACGCGGGTCGTAGCCGTGTCGTTCAGGCGGCCATGCTGCTTGACGTAGGCGTCGTACTGCTCGTTGAGCTTGGCGCGCAGCGTCTCCATGTCGGCGCTGCCGTTCAGCTCGGCCGCCAGCAGCCCGCGCAGCGTCGTGCGCATCTCGGACAGGGCCACCAGGCGCGCAAAGCCCGTCTCGCCCAGGGTGGTCTTCTCGGTCCACTTGCTGTCCGGGGTCAGCTCGATGGCGCGGGCTTCGCCGGCCACGTCGGGCAGGCGCTGGTACAGCTTGCCACCCTCGACGTAGTGGCCGCCCTCCTGCACCGTCGGATCTTTCAGGGCCACGATGGTGGCGTCCGTGAGGCGCTGGGTGCCCTCGACGGCCGGCGCCACATAGACCCCCTCTGGCAGCTTCTTCACAGCCTCGGCCAGAAGCGCAGCCGTGTTCTGGCCGGGACGGGCCACGAGCGCGGGGGAGTCAGGCCGGTACATGGTGCCGTAGCGGCCCATCTCGCCCAGCATCATGTCGGGGTTCTCTGCGAAATAGCGATTCACCGAGATCGGCTCGCCTCCGCGGGGATCAGGAACCGTGTCCTGATCCAGCCAGCGCTTCGCGTCTTCCTTCGCGGCCTTGCCACCCCACTCCGACTCGGGGCGCTTTTGCAGGAACACGATATCCGTCGTCACCTCGGTGTTGGCGTTCTTGCTGAAGGCGTTGTTGGGCAGGCGGATCGCGCCCAGCAGCTTGGTGCGCTCGGAGATGTAGCGGCGGGCGGTGTCGGTCTGCGCATCCAGGAACGAGTTGGAGACGACCATGGCGAGGATGCCGCCCTCGCGCAGTTGATCGACCGACTTGGCGAAGAAGTAGTTGTGAACGGACAAGCCCGTCAGGTGCTTCCGGCCCGAGGCGTCGGTGATCGAGGTGGACGCGAACGGCGGGTTGCCGATGGCCGCGTCGTAGTAGTCGTCCATGCCCAGGAAGTCCGCGTAGTCAGCGCGTTGGACGTTTTGCAGGGGGTAGAGGTTGCGCGCGATGCCGGCGGCAATCGGCTCGCGCTCGACGGCGGTGAACCGGCTGGCCGACTTCAGCGCAGCCGGCATCAGGCCCATGAAGTTGCCCACGCCGGACCCGGGCTCAAGGATGCGGCCACCCGTGAACCCGAGGCGGTTCAGGGCGTCGTACATGCCGCCGATGATCTCGCGCGAGGTGTAGTGCGCGTACTGGGTCGACTGGCGCGCGTCGGCGTACTCGTCCGGCGTCAGGAGGTCTTTCAGCTCGGCGTACTCCTTCGCCCAGCCCTCGTTCTGGCTGTCGAACGCCTGGGCGATGCCGCCCCAGCCGACGTAGCGCGCGAGAACCTGCTGCTCGTCAGGCGTGGCCGGACGCTGCTCGGCTTCGAGCTGCTTCAGCAGGCGGATCGCATCGACGTTGGCGCGGTACTTGGTCTTCTGGCCGCCATCACCCAGCGCGAAGTCTTCGGTGATGGTGAAGTCCGCCGGCTTGAATGCCGGCGCGGGGATCGGTGCCGCGTTGGGCGCGGGGTTTACGTCTCCCGCTCGCCCGGCATCGTCAAAGAGCCCAGCGTCTGACTCACGTCCAGCGCTGCGGCGTACCCGGGGCTTGGCTCCATCGGCTCGCTGCTGCCGCTTTCCTCGGGCGGGAACAGATGCTGCTCGCGCACCATCTCCCACGCTTCCGTCGGGCTCGCCCCCTGCTGCCGCAGCGTCTCCATCTCGGCCGACGTTCGCTCGGCCGCTGTCCGCAGCTCCTGCTCCAGCGTCCCCGCTGCCACCAAGCGCTTGTACCGTTCCGGCTGGAACTCCTTCCAGTGCGCCCGGGCTTGGGCGATCCAGTTCGCGTGCTGCATCTTTGGGCTCCTTATGCGCCGGAGTATCGGTCGCGGCAGAGTTCGTTGCGGCCTCGGGGCCAGTAGTGGCCCCCGAAACCATGGCCTTCACCTCATCAGCCGTCAGGGCCGCGAGCGCGTCTTCCGTGTCGGTGCCCTCGTGGCCATCGGCGATGGCGTTGTAGGCGGCCTTCCACTGGCGTGCGCTGATGGCGTCCACGTGGGGCGCGGTTGCCGCGTTGGCGCGCATGACCTGGGCGGCCTTCGTCGTGGCCTGGGCAAAGCTCTTGAAGCCCTTGCGCACCAGCAGTTCCACCACCTTGGACAGCGCCGGCAGGAGGTCGGCCGCGCTGTACTGCGCCGGCATCATGTTGAGCTTGCCGCCGAACACATCGCCCAGCACGTCACCCAGCTTGCCCAGTGCGTCCTGCAGCTCGGCGTCGAGCGGATCGACTTCGGCCGGTGCAGCTTGCGCGGTCGTGTCAGCGCGGTCCTGGGCGCTTTGCTCGCGCTCTGCCTTCAGGCGGTTGCGCCGTTCACGAGCGCCTTCCTTGGGTACGGTGTAGTAGCTGCCGTCCGGGTTCGTGACGCGGCTGCCCGGTGCAGGTGCCGCGGGTGCCGTCGCTTGGGCAGCGCCCTTCTCGCGCGCCTCATGGCGCCCAGGCTTTACCTCCACGGCCTCGTGCGTGTCCTTCAGGCCGCTGCTGGTGATGAAGTCGCTCGCCTTCTCCTTCGTCCCGAAGAACGCCGTGCCCTTGGCGATCCGCTGCAGGGCCTTCTCGCGCTTGGCCGGCACGCCGAACAGGCGTTCGCCTTCCGCCTTGCTGACGAAGGGCAGCTTCTTTACCCGAGGGGCTTCCACAGCTCCGGCAGATCCCGCCTCGACTCCGGCGCTTCCTGCGTCTCCTGCCGCTGGCGTTCCAGCGCCGCTCGAATCAGTTCCTTCCTCGACGGCACTCTCCGTGGCTTGGGGGGCTGCGGCTTCGGTTGCGGCGGGCGCTTGGGCATTGGCTTCCTCGACGGGTGCGGGTTGAACCGCATGGCCGCCCTCGACGGCAACGACCTGGCTGCCGGGGTGCTTCTTCTGCTCCCGGGCCGCGGCCATCTCGGTCTTGAACGGCTTGCCCTCGCGGTTCAGGATCAGCCCGGCCGTGGAATCGGATTCCACCTGCCCGGCCTTGGCAGCGGCGGCCAGGCGCTCGTCCGGCGTCGGCTCGGCGGCCGGCTTCGGGGTGATGAGCGCGAGCACGTCGGCGTCGGTGATCCGGCCGGCGCGGTAGTCCTGCACGAAGGCCCGGGCCGCGGGCGTGTTGGTGGCTGCCTGCTCGGCGATGTAGCGGGCCACGGCGTTCGGCCCGGTCGGGTCGATCTCGACGCCATCGGTGCTGCCGGTGCGCGGGGCGCGCTCGACGGGAGCCTCACGGGCCTGCTTGGCGGCTGCCGCGCGCTCGGTGTAGTCCAGCAGCACCGGCGCCGTGACCCACTGGCGCGGCACGACCGTCCAGCCCTCGCCGTCGGGCATGGGCAGCGCGGTCATGGGCTTGTTCAGCTCCGACTCGGCGCGCTTCGCCATGTCCTTGGCCTGCGCTTCCTCCATCGGCTGCGCGCGCTGCATCCACATCTCGATGTTGGCGCGGGCGTTGCGGTTGGCCGCCTCGGGGGTCTGCACGACCGTCCACTGCCCGCCGCCAGCCTCGACGGCCTGCAGCTCGCCGAACGCGCCCTGCTCGCCGATGTGAATGTCGGCAAGCTGCTTGCTGGCGAACAGGGGCTGCTCGGGCGCCTTGCCGTTGGGGAAGGCGATGGAGCCGGCGAAGCGAGGATCTGCCTCGAAGTCCAGCGCCGTGGTGTCAGGCGGCGGCTGCACGGCCAGGCCGTCACCCTTGGCCGGGATCTCGGTGGGCGTGAAGTCCAGCGGCGTGCCGCGGGCGGCCACCGTCGCCGCGTTGACGGCGCGCGACATGGGGCCAGTCTCGGGCAGCAGTGCCGGCTTGGGCTCGGGGTTGCCGCCGAACGGCGCCGCACCAGCGCCCAGCAGGCCGCCGGACAGGCCGCCCATGACGGCGGCATTGGCCGCGCCCTCGTCCCACGGCTTGCCCTGGGCGATGTTCTGCGCCACCTGCTCCTGGAAGGACTGCGGGAACTCTTGCAGCAGGCCCTCCGTGGCGAAGCCCTCGGCGATCTTGCGCGCGAGGCCCTTCTGCACCTCGGGGCCAGCGCGCCGGGCGCCCGCGATCAACTGACCCACGTCACCGATGCCCAGGCGGTTGGCGATGCGGCCAGCGACCGACGAGATTGCGGCAGTGATGGCGCCGGACGCGCCGATGATGCCGGACTGCTCGCCGGTCACCAGCCCGTCCGGGGACTCCTGGCGCACCTGCTCCAAGTTCTGCCCGGCGGCGGCTGCACCCTCGCCGATGCCGCCGGCCAGCCAGCCAGGCGCACGCAGGGCGGTCGCGGCACGGCCGACCGGGGCGCCGGCCAGCATCGAGCCCATGGACGTGACGGCGCCGTGGTAGATCGTGCTCGGGTTCTCGAACGCGGCCTTCAGCGTGTCGACGATGCCCTGGGCGCTCTGCACCTTCTTGGCGGCGGCCTGGTACTCGGGCGAGTAGAGATCATCGAGCGCGCGGTTCGTGTCCTTGAACCGGATGCCGGCATCCTCCACCAGCTTGCCAGCGCGCCCGCCCGTGACGAGATCGGCCATGCCGACAAACGTCTCCGGGAGGCCGACGGCGCTCTTGACCAGCGAGACACCCGTGTCGCCGAGGGTGCGGCGCAGCATGCCGCTGGGCTGCTGGGCTTCAGGCTCCTGCTCGGACTGGGTGACGACGGGCTCGCCGACGGGGGCCGACCAGTCGACACCTGCATCTGGCAGACGGGGGCTGTTCTTGCGCTGCTTGGAAGTTGCCACGTGTGCGTCTCTTTCTTCCGTGTTGTCAGTTCACGCGAGGCTGCGCGTAGGGGTTGAACGCCTGGCGAGCGGCAGCCGATGCCCGGGCGCTTTCCTTGTCCTTGGCGGCCTTCTCGGCAGCCTTCTGCGCGGCCAGGCGTTCCGGCGCGTCATCGCCGTACTTCTTGAGCCAGGCCGCGTAGGCGGGGTTCTCGACCATGCGAACGCCCTGCTGCACACGGGCCGGCGGCGGGTCGGGAATGCGAGGCTCGGCGGTCCCGGCGCGGGCCGCCATGGATGGTCCGGGCGACGGCTTCGAGGCAGGGTCGCCGTCGAGCTTGGCGTTCCCGTAGGCCTGCTTGCGCCCGTTGATATCCACCACGAAGTCCTTGACGCCCGTCTTCTCGGCGTCGCGGCGGATGGCCTCGGCGACGGTGGACGGCGGCTCGGCCGCGCCAGGTGCTGCGCCGGGGTTCGCGGCCAGCGGGATGAACCGGCCGCCGTACAGGATGCCGTCGACCGTGACAGTGCCGGAACCGTCGCGCGCCTTGAACTTCTGTTGCGCCGTATCGCCGTTGCGGAAGGCGACGATGGCCTGCTCGGGCGTCATGGCGAAGCCTGCCTGCATGGCGCCCGTGTAGAGGCGCTGCACCGTGGCGATCTCGTTCTCGCGGGCGCTCTTGATGGCCTTGAGCTTCGCCGGGTCCGTCTCGGACTCGATCTGCGTCTTCCAGTCGGCGTTGAGCGTCGTGGCGATGCTCTTGTGGCCGTCCTTCAGGTCGGCCATGGTCATGCCGCCGGGGCCGCCGGCAGCATCCGCCTTGGCCTTGAGCGCGGCTGCCTGATCTCGGCGGTACTGCTCGTAGGTGTTGGCGTTCTGCTGGGAAATCTTCAGCATGCCCTCGTGGTACTTGGCCGTGGCTGCGTCTCGCTCGGCCTGCTGGGCGAGCATGGCCTTGTTGTGCAGGTGCGCCAGCTTCTTGTCGACGGGCATGCGCGCCGTCTCGGCGATGGCCGTCGCCAGGCCGTCCGCGGTGTTGGGCACCACACGTTCGGTGGGCGTCAGCGTGCCGTCCGGGCCGACCACGTTCAGCACCTGGGTCTTGCCGTCGGCCGAGGGCACGAACTTGACCTTCAGCTTGCCGTTGAGGCCGTCGCCCGCGCTGTTGCTGATGAAGTCGGCCAGCGAGCCGAAGTCCTTCACGTTCGCCTGCAGGTCAGCGTTGAACCGCGCGTCAATGTCGGCCCGCTGGGCGTCGTTGAGCTTGAACTGCGCGGTCTGCTCTTCCATGGCGCCGACGCGCAGCTTCTGCGCCTGCACCGGGTCGCCGTTGCGCATGAGCACGTCGGACATGCGGGTGGTCACGGCCTGCGGCGTGTTGGCCGCGGTGGCGGCGGTCGCGGCATCTTCCTTGGTCGTGAAGCGCTTGCCGGCCACGTCGTAGCCCGCGGTCGGCAGCGGAGCCTCGCCTGCCTGCCCCACGTCGCGGTTATCCATGGTGTCCGGACGGGTTTCTTTGACCTCAACCGGCTCCACCGTCGCAGCGGCGCGGCCCATGTCCGTCCGAAGCTGCACGGCGCGTTGCCGCTCGCTCATGGCGAAAGCACGGTCCTCTTCTTCCTGTTCGCGCTTCTTCTTCAGGTAAGCGCGGTCCTCGGCGTCGGTCTGCTGCTTGGTCCGCGCCGCCATGCCCGCCAGCACGCCTTCGATCATGCTCATGCCGCAACCCTCCGTTCGATCTTCTTCACGCGCTTGGACAGCTCCTGCATCGACGCCATGAGCTTTCCGTTCATGCTCACCACGTCGATGACCTTGCCGCCGGGCGCGACCTTGTTGCCCATGGTCCGCTGCACCTCCTGGGCCATGGGGCCGGTGCGCTCGGTACCGCCGGAGCCGGCCGGGGCTCCCTTGGATTCGTCGTAGGTCCAGCCGTCGTCCACCTGGGTGGCGTCCACCTCTTCGAGCGCCTTCTTTGTGTCCACCGGCTTGCCGGTGTTCGATTTCAGGTTCTCGTCGCTCAACAGCCCCTTCATCTTCAAGGCCTCAAGGCCATAGCCGACGCCGTAGCCCGCCTGCTCCAGAGCCGCGTTTTGCTGCTGGTCTGCCGTCGAACGGAAGCGACCCATGGCCCCGTAGATCGACGCTTGATTGGCGAGTCCGTTCTGCGCACCGCCGAAGCCCTGGCCCATCAGCCCGGCGCCCGACTGAGCGACGCTCACGCCAGATCCGGCCGCGGAGACAGCCTGTGCGCCGCCGTTCTGCGCCACCTGCTGCATAGTCACCTGATTGCCGACGATGCCTTTGCCCAGGCCGACGGCATCCATGCGGCGGGCATAGCCCTCCGCCGAGGCATCGCGCCGGGCCTTGGTTGCGGCGCCTGCCGAGGCAAGCGCCTGATCCGTCGTGATCCGGCCTTCCATGGAAAGCGCACGGCCAGAGCCGGGTGCGATGCCCACGCGGGCCAGCGAGCGCGCCGACTGGCCTCGGGCCGAGTCGAACGCGGTGTTCACGTCCGTGATGGCCCGGCCTGCCAGCTCTTCGCGCTTCGCCTCGGTGTCGAAGTTGTTCGCGTCTGCGACGATCTTGTCTTCCAGCGGGCGGAAGACACTCTTGTTGCGCTGATCCAGCTCTTCCGCCTGGCGGGTGGCGGTTTCCATGCCCCTCAACTGGGCCTGGGCGACTTGGGAGTCGAGTGCGGCGGCAGCATCCCGCTGGCCTTGAGTGCGCTCGTACTCACCCTTGTACCACTCGAACTGCTCGCGGCCGAGCTTGGCGGCCTCGTCGCCCGACGCTGCAAGCTTGTCAGCCGTGGCGGCGTTCCGCTTGGACTGCTGGTTGCTGGTGTAGGCGCCGAGGGCAGCACTGCCCACGACGGCGGCGGCGACGACACTCATGCGTGTTCTCCTGGTGCCGGCAGTTGCCGGGTGCGTTCGAGGTAGATCGCGTAGGTGTCGGCAGCGATGCGCTGCTCCAACACCTTCACGTCGGTTTCGTTGTCGGGGTTCGGGTGGACCGTCATCCAGACCGTGCGCGCATGGGCGTAGCCGATCTTCTTGGTGCCGCCCTGGATGGCACCCTGCCAGCCGGCGCCGACACGGCGAACCACGCCGTCCACCATGAACGTGATATCGCCTTCGAGCACAAAGTTCAGGTGCGGGCTCACCTGCACCTTGCCGATCAGCCGGCAGTCCGCGGGGATCTCGATCAGGCGCGCATACAGGCCGGGCAGCAGGATGTGCTTCACCGGGATCTCGGCCTGCTCGTAGCGCAGCATGTCGGCCTCGATGGCTTCGAGGTGCTGCATTGACTGCGCCGTCTCGCCAGCGGCCGGCGCCGGCCAGTTGGCCGGGTCGTCACCCAGCGCCAGCAGCAGCGGGGCCAGGTTGTCGATCTCGGGCGCCACTGGGGGCGAGGCTTGAAGTTCTTGCACGGGCGTCCTTTCGCCCGCATGGGGCACAGAAAGTAACGTACCGGGCTTCTGCTGAAAGTCCACCGATTGGCACTAAATAGTGCAGCCCTCGTGCAGCCGTCGCTTGGCCTCAAGGTATGCCGCGCCAGCGTCTTCCTCGCGCTCGAACAAGCCGAGGTGCGTCTTCTGACCGTTGACCGTGATGGTGGCCTGCCACTTCTTTCGGTCCTTGCGCCAGTACACGCCGAGGAACCGACTGACGGATCCCTTGTGGGCTCTACGCTGGTTCTGGGCATTCACGCTCGGCGACACGTCGCGCAGGTTTGTCCAGCGGTTGTCGCTCGACTCTCCACTCCTGTGATCAACGTGCGCCGTCGGCCACGAGCCGGTCACATGAAGCACCGCAAGCCGATGGGCGAAATACTGCCGGCCGCACACCCCGATCAGCACACGCGCTCCCTTGGCGCAGCCAGCCACTCGACCATGCTGCCGAATGCTGCGCGCGGCCGCGGCCCAGGTGAACACGCCTGTCTCACGGTCGTAGTCCAGCAGTTCCCGCAACCTCTCCGCCGTCAGCGCCTCGCCTGCCGGTTTCGTGAGTAGCAAGTTCGTCAGCCGAAGGTCGTCGGGGTCGCCGTTCGCCGGCTCCACTGGCGCCGTCGGCCAATCGCCATGAACACATAGCCATACCAGCCGGCGGGCGGTGTACTCGCGCCCTCTGATGCTGATCTGCCGGGTTCCGCTGTTGTTGAGGCGCCCGGCTTCAAGACTCTTCCACTTGGCCTTGTTCTTCGGCCTCACGCGCCACGTCAACACACCGGTATCGGGGTCGTAGTCGAGCAGTGCGCGGACTTCTTCAGCGGTGAGATCGTTGGCGGGGCTTCTCTGGCTCATGCGGCCAGTGTTCGATACGGTCTCTGGAAATCAACCGATTGGCGGCCTTTTTCTGCCGCCGTGGAATCGGATTCCACTCAGGTCAGCGTGACCTTCTTCCACGCCTTGCCGTTGCACCAGTACAGCTCGTCGTTGACCCGCGCAAAAGCGCCGTCGCGCAGTGCCGGCAGCTTCGTGATGTTGGTGAGGGTCAGGAAATCGAGCGTGCCGTTGAACTCGCCGTAGCTGTCCAGCAGATCCCGGATGGGGGCCAGCGCCTGATCGAGATCGCGCAGCGTGACGGCACGCTCGTAGTCGTCGCCGCGGCTGCCCAGGCGCACTTCCAGCCACTCGCGGATGGCCTCGATGGACTTGCGCACGTCGGGATCGGCGGCGCGGGAGGCTTGCAGTGCGGGTAGCAGCGCGGGCGCCTTCGAGTTGGCGCCCAGCCTGCGAAAGCGGGAGGTGGTCATAGCAGCCCTTCGGTGGAGTCGGAGACGACAAGCGAGGTGATGCGATCGGTGCCGCTCAACTCAATCTCCCAGGCCCGGGCCATCTTGTCCGGCAGCCGCTGGGGCTCGTTGTTCAGGATCGTGGGGGTGGTGTAGATCAGCGCGCCGTCGGCAAAGAGCTTGACCACGCTGCCTGCGCCCATCTCGCCATTGAGGCGCACCCAGGCGAAGCCGGTAGGCACGCCCGAGGCCGCCTTCACGACCTTGCTGCGCCACACCGATCCGGCCAGGGCGCCGCCATGCATGGGCTTCACCGTCGTGCCGATGGCCGCATACAGCGTGTCGGTGGACAGGTCCGCGTAGAGCGCGCTCGGCTGGGTGCCCGAGCTGTTGTCGGTGCTGATGCGCTTGCTCGCCACGTCGAACTTATAGATCGTCGGCATCGGTGCCCTCCAATTCCTCGCGCGAGCTGGCGACGACCACGGCCACCACGCGGAACGCGGCCGACACTTCCACCGCCCACTCACGCGAGCGCACGTCAGGCAGCCGCACGGGCTCGTCTGACGTGACCGTCAACGTCGACACCACGACCTTGCCGGCCAGCACCTTGAGCGTGACCGGCCAGCCGTCGGCATCCACGCGCGCCCAGCCGAACGACGGCTGATCGTGGAACTCGAACAGGCGGCTCCGCCACTGGGCCGTCATGGGCGCCCCGTCGTGCATCGGCAGCACCTGCCCCGTCTCGTTCAGCAGGTACACCTTGTCCTCGGTCAGATCCACGTGGCGCGTAAGAGCTGCGTTCATGTGGACTTGCACCCGGCCATTGACGCCCATGCCCACGCTCGTGATGCGGGAGCTACCAGGCGGGAGCGCCGACAGCACGCGCTCGATGGTGAAGCGGTCCCGCTGCTGCCGGTAGCACAGGTTGCTGCCCAGCACGTAGAAGAACAGCACGTCGACCACGCCGGCCAGCACCTGCAGGGGCCGCTTGTCATCCAGGCAGAGCATGGGCGTCGTCGCGCCCGGGAAACTGGTGGTCACCTGGGCCGCGGCCAGTGAGTCGAACCAGTACAGCTTGCACACGCCCGCCTGCACGAACGCCACAGTCGGGTGCATCAACTGGTCGAAGGACAGCGACAACTCGGTCACGTCGTCCGCAGCGAACAGCACAGTCACTGGGGCGTTGGCCGGCTGCGGCGCGACGCAGACATTGCCGCCCTGCACGAAAGCCTTCCACACCTGCACCTGCAGGCCCTGGGAAGCGTCGTTCAGCGACACTCCGCCCAGCTCGTAGTCCACAAGCCGGTCGGAGCGCACCGAATCGTCGGGGGACAGCAGCGCGGAGGCCACCGTCGCCGACGCGGCTTGATCCAGGGGGAGGCTCATGGCGCCCGGGCCACGCTGAAGGTCATGTTCAGCCGCAGCACCTTCGTGTTGTCCTTCGGCACGTTGGGCGAGAACTCAATCTGGAAGGCATGCGTGGACTGCCCCCCGGTGCCTTTGCAGCGCAGGTTCATGCTCTTGAAGCCGCCACTCAGGTTGCCGTCGTTCAAGTCGAGCTTGTACTGCACCGTTCGCTGCAGGCTGTTGTTGACGTAGGCCGATGGCGCGGTCACAGCGCTGCCGCCCCAGCTTGTCCCGCTCGGAACGCCGCCGGGCGTTGCGCTGATCGACCCGGTGAACGTCTCCACGAAGGCGTCAGTCGCGTTGCAGAAGCCGTAGCTCTGCACGTCACCTGGGTTCCAGGTGCCAGTGCCGCCCGAGGACATCTGTGCGCCACGGATCGTGTAGTTGTAGTTCACGCCGCCGAGGCTCACGATGCCAGTAACGTCCGACGGCGCATAGCAGCGCATGGTGTAGGTCACGTCCAGCGTCTCGTCCGACAGCACGGTGATGGGCGTTGGTGCGCCGCCGCCATCAAGGATCAAGGCGCGCGAGAACAGGCTGCCCGTGGAGTTCCAGCCAACACCGACTTCGGTCAGATTGCCGGCAGCCACGCCCGTGGCGAAGCGGAAGGTGATGTAGTCCGTCTTGTACGCTGGCGGCCCCGCGACGTAGGTTCCACCCAGGAACGCCCGCTGCACCGTGCTCGTGTTGGCGATGGCGTTCACGAGCGCGGTCTGCGAGGCGGAGACGGCAGTGGTGCCCGTGCCCACATAGCAGTAGGCCACGGCATTGCGACTCCCGCCTGCGAGGTAGTTCAACCCCGAGTCGAGAATCATGTTGTCGAACTCAGCCAGCACCTTGGTGCCGCGCTTGCCGCCGCTCACGGTCATGGTGAAGTGGCCGGCGAAGCCAAGGCTAACGTGAGGGTTCATGTGAGAGTCCCTGAGTCAAGTGAGGCCCCGAGCGTCAGGTTCTCGACGGGCCAGTTGGAATAGGTGATGAGCGACACCTTGAGCGTGCCGCTGTCCAGCGCCACCCCGAGCGTCACGTTCTCGGACGGCCAGTTCGTGTAGAGGCGGAGGATCTGCCGCAGTTCGCCCGAATCGATGTTGGCGCCGAGAGTCGTGTTCTCCGCTGGCCAGGCATAGGTCTGGATGGGCGCACGCAGCGTGCCGCTGTCCAGCGTGGCGCCAAGGGTCACGTTCTCCGGCGCCATCGTGTAGATGCCCGTGGACAGCGTGCCGCCGACAATCGAAGCACCCAGGCTCATGGAGTCGGCCAGCTCGACGGGGTACGGCCGACTGCACACGACAAAGCGAGACGTGGGCAGCTCCACCGTGCTGATGCGCGCCGTGGCGAAGTCGAAGCGGAACGTGCTCGCCACGGTCAGCCGGTGAACAGGTAGTAGGCGCCATCGTGGAATGCACCGACGGCGCCGGCCGACACGGCGGCCTGCCAGTCGGCCTTGCTGAAGGAACCCTGCGTGACCACGGCCACGCCCGAGGGCGACGCCAGGCACAAGCCATCGGGGCTCGCGTACATGACGCCGCCGTCGACCGTGGCAATCGTGCCGGCCGCGATGCAGGACTGCGGCACTTCGATCTTCTGCTGGGACATGCTGGCCGAGTCCGCCCCGCTGAAGTAGTACGGGAAGCCCTTCGTAAGCACCACGGCGGTCTGCCCGAACACGCCGATGCCCACGATATCGAACTCGGTGGTCAGCTGGTAATCGATCGGCCACGCATAGGGCGCGTAGGGCTCGCTGAAGCACACCGTCTTGCCGAAGAAGCCGGCCATGATGCCGTTCGGCAAGCCCACCAGGCCCTTGAGATCCGCCGGGGGCTCTGCCCAGGTGATCGAGGGGCAAGGCTCCTGCAGCTTCTCGTCGGGCAGCGAGTCGGAGTAGACGCGGTTGGCGATGTTGAAGCCGAAGAACACGCCGTTGCGCACGATGGCGTTGGGCGCGGTCGTGTCGGCCACCAGCGCCCAGTTCGCGCCCGTACTCGATGTGGCGCTGCGGTACAGCCGCCACCCGACGATGTTGCGGCCCGAGGGGGCGGACGGGGCCGTGACGATGATCGAATCGTTTTGATCGACCGACAGCAGATCCGCGGCCGGAGATGGCGCCGACTCTTCATCCCAGTCGGTCAGGTAGGTGACGATGTACGTGCGCGTCTGCACGTTGCGCGTGACCACGGCCGACTGGATCGAGCCAAACAGCGTGCTCTCGTTCGCGGCCAGGATCGCGCGCAGCGTCGTGTCGATGCCGGCGAAGTAGTCGGTCAGCGCGTTCGAGGCCGTTGTCAGCGCCGTGAGCTTGAGGGCCACCGTTGCGGATACGGGTGCCGCTCGTGCTAGTTCGGCTCGCAGCTCGGCCTGCGCGGTGTTGATCGCCGTGACCTTGGCCGCGAGATCGCCCTTGCTCGTGTCGTAGGCCGCGAACAGCAGAGGCGCGAGCATCGCCACCTGCCCCGCACTGAGTAGGGGCGACCCAGGGGCGGCGGGATTCATGACGGCGGCAATGGCCGTCGAGATCGCGCTTTGCGTGATGGTCAGGCCGTCAGCGCGCCATCCCTTGATCGCCGCGGCCCAGTAGGTCTGCCCGAGGTAGGTGAGCTGCGAGCCGGTGAACGGCGGGTTTCGCAGGTAGGCGTCGGCGGGTGCCGTCGTCACGTAGCTGCCGCCCGAGGGCGAAAGCTGCACGAGATAGGCCGCGTCCCGGCCGGTGTCGGTGGGCGTTGCCGGCGTCACGCCGTGGGCCAGCAGCAGGCCCGTCGGCAGTTGGGCCGTGGGGAACGGCTGCGTCGGCTTCGTGAAGGAGCCCGTGTACCGGCGGCCGAGCGTGACGCGGGCCTCGTCCATCTTGCCGCGGTAGTCGCCGCTGCCGTACTGCGAATGCCCGAGGTAGGACATTTCCAGGCCGAGCGCGTAGGGGATCGAGCCGCACAGATCGCCGTCGATGTAGCACTCCACCGCCGAGCCTGTGCATTGCAGCGCCACGTGCGTGGAGACGCCAGATGGCAACGCAGCGGACCCGTTCAGGCGCCGGCAGCGGAAATCCTCGTTGGTGCGGCCGGTGTAGGTGCTGGCGATCAGCGAGCCCCAGCCCGCGGCGCCCGTGCCGCCCAGCTCGCGCAGGTTGTAGCCTCGGCTTTGGATAGAAAGATCGTCGTAGGTCACTGATGGCGTGACAGTGAACTCGACGCACCACGTCGGGTCCACTTCCTCTCGCCATCGCCGGATTTCATCGAAGATGATCCCACCAGCGGTCGAACTCGCGGAAACCATGTAGCCGCCGCCACCAGCGGCGCCAAGAGGGCCGAGCGCATCGGTTGCCTGGCTGATGCCGGACCCCTTCACAAGCGCCCGCTTCTGCGGGCTCAGGTCAACGAACTGGCCGCCGGTCAGGGTGTCGAAGGACACGTGCAGCGCGACCTTGGCGTAGTCGGGATCGGTGGTTGCAGGGGATGCCGCCGATGCTGGAACCGCAGCGCCGAGGTAGGTGGCTGAGTCCGCAGCCAGGATGGCATTCACCACCGCGGTTGCAGCGGCGGCCTGTGCTGCTGATGCCGCGGCCGAGTCGAACTGGCCGACCGTCACCGCCTCCACCGAAGGTTTGACGGTCGGCGCTGGCACCCCGAGGCGACGGAACAGGCCGCTCTGCCAGGCTTCCGGGTAGGCGGAGCGACCCGTCAGGTACACGCGCTCGCTGGCTGCGTCAGGGATCTGGCCGTTCACCCAGTTGGTAGACGTGGGCGAGGACAGCCACACGCCGCTGGGGGTGCGAAAGATGCTGCGCGTGCCGGCCGGGACCGTCGCCACCGAAGCGCCCAGGCCTTTGGTGGGGCGGAAGTCGCCGAACCGCATGTCCAGGTTGAGCGCGGTCTGCGCGCCGTCGGGCGTCAGGTTGCGGGGGTCCACCGACGGCGCCAGGCCGCCGAACTGCGTGATCTTGATCGAAGCCACGGCTTACTCCGCCTTCGTCGGATCGACCCGCTCGCGCGGCAGCTTGATGCCGACCGACAGGGCGAAAGAGCGGTAGTACCCTTCCGCCCGGGCGGCGTTCACCGTCAGCTCGCTGTCCTTCGAGAACGCGCGGTAGAGCACGTAGTCCACCGCGGCATTGGCGTACTTGTCCGGGGCGTTGATGTTGCCGCTGACGGCGTTGTAGTCCGAGCCGGCGGCAGGCACGGTCAGGGCCGGCGGGTACTTGGAGAACTCCACGTCCACCTGCGAGCCGACCACGGCGGGCGGATAGACCTCGTACCGCAGCGGCGTGCGCGTGTCGTGCATGTAGTGCTGGATCGAGGCCGCGGGCGTGGCCGCTCGCCAACCGGGCTCCATGGCGTCAAGCTCGGCCCGCTCGATCTTGCTGACGGGCAACTTCGTGCCGGTCGCATTGGCGGGAATGTCGATCAGCCGGGCGCAGGTGTCGGGCAGGGTCTGCTGGTGGCCGGCGACAAGCGCCAGCTGCTCGACCGTGGCGAAGGCGTCAGGCCGCACCACCGCAAGCTCGCGCTCAAAGTCGATCAGCCATTCCACCAGCTCGTCGGCAGGCCAGCGCACACCCGTCTTGTCCTTCAGGACCGTTGCGGCGCGCTTGACGATGGATTTGGCTGTGGTGGTCATCGGTGGTGGTGTTGGCCTGCCGCAAGGGGCAACACACCTTCACACCGAAAGCTCAGAAATCAACCGATGGGCCGGTCTTCTGGCATCGCCACCGTGTCCTTCCAGTCGCCCCAGCGCACTCGGCCGCGGAACAGGATGGGCGGGAGAAAGCGCTTCACGCGCTCGATGGGCTTGAAACTGACCGTGTGCATGTAGCCCGAGGGCATGCGCCACGAGACAAGCCAGTGCGGGCATGGAGCGGCGCGGGAGGCCCGTCGAACCCAGTACGGTTCGAGCCCCCGGCGCCTCAGTCGCCAGTAGAAGAGCTTGGCGACGATCCAGCAGTTCGAGCGCATGGCATCACTGGGCCGGCGTTCGGTTCTTCGAGGTGGTCTGGCCGTAGTAGTAGCCCACCAG